TAGAGAAACCAATCCATTATGCAGCAAGTTCTGTAGAATGTATAGATGCGATAGAAGCCCAGCTGACTCCAGAAGAGTTCCGTGGTTATTTAAAAGGTAATGTAGCTAAATATATGTGGCGTGAACGTCATAAGGGAGGAAAAGAATCCTTAAGAAAGGCTAAATGGTATTTATCTAAGCTCATAGAACTAGATACTTAGAGGCTCTTCTCCTTCTTCATCATCTAGCTCTTCCTCAGCAAGTTCCTGAGACTTAGCCACCAGATCTAGTAGTTCAATATCTGTAGGTACATCAAAATCAATATCAACATTTTCTTCTGCCATAAGAGCTTTAAGAGCATGCCATTCCATCAAACGCTGGTGATACAAGCTTAACAAGGCAAGGTGAAGCTGATCCCAAGACATCTCACTGGCTTTTATCTCAGCTTTCCGCATGGAAAACTGTAGCTCTAACGGCAGCTGAAATGCTTTTGGTTCAACTGAATTTTCCATTAGTTGTTACTATTTTCTAAACCTATTCTACGACTATCTATCAAAATCACCATAGCTAAGTTCGTAATCTGTGCTTTTTTGTACAGGAATTGAAGGTCTAGCCGGTTCCGTGGCAAAGGTATTCATGAATTCAGTCAGTATGTAAGGGTTTATTCTCTGTTCTAAATTAACTAATGCCTGTATTTGATTTGGATGACCAGTATACTCTTTCATAGCTGTTAACAATATATTAGGTAAAGAAGATACGTTAGAATCTACCTCTGATAAAAATAAATTAGTCTCTTCTTGCCTCCTATGTAATAAAATTCCAATCGCTCTATGATTTTGATTGAATATCCATCGATTCATCTCATCTGCAGCTGCATGGTACTTCTGAGAATCGATGTGATCAATAACACTGCTATATAAGAAAGGTTCCCATCCTATTGAATGTATGAAGGAGATTAAAGCCTCTCTCATGGAACCGTCAATATCTAAATGTAATTTGTCTAATTCAGTATCAATAACATATATCTCATTCATTAAAAATTCTAAGGCTCTCTTTTTGGTGCAACAATGCCCCTTCTTAACGGGAGATCCGTCTGGATAAAACTGTGTTCCATAACCAAATGTGTATGGTTCTTTATTACTTATAGGATCACAATACGCCTGTTCGTTATAACCTTCATATCTACAAATTAAATCAATGGCTTTAGAAAAACCGGACATAATAGTAATACCTTATTATTACTAATCATACACAATTTTATTTACCATTTCACCTTATGGGACCAATATCTAGCTGAAAAAATATCAGGTTTAGAATCTTGTGCATTATGTCTTGCATAATAAGACTTTTTACGAGCTTTATCTTTTGCTGTCTTAGGGTTTTTACCGGCTCCTTTTACACCCTGTTGTCCAAATCGTATAATTTTTTCTTTTCCGTCTTTACATGCTTTTACTACATGTGATTTAGTAGGATGATTAGGAGTTTTCTTAGCTTTATTACAGGCTAATTTATCCTTAGCTATCTTTGCTGCACTTGCTGCTTTTTTACGTTTATCAGACATGTGTAAGATTAAAAGAAACTACCAAAATTAAAACTCTTTTTATATTCATCCAATATATCTTGCCCTGATTTAGTCTTTTTATATGAGTCAAATATACCTTCATCGTCATCATCATCATCATCAGCTGCAAAGACTCTGAATGAATCCGCTACGTCTCTTTCTTTTCTTTCTTCTTCATCTTTGGTTGTTCCACCATAGATATCAGAATCATCCCCAGTAAGGCTAGAAATTCCAGCGAACGCAGCAAAAGGATCCTCTTTGTAATCTTTTCCGAATCCCTCTAATGCTATTTTCCCATCCTTAGACCCAGCTTGAGATAATATTGCCTGTGACTGAGGATCTAAATCAGGAAATACGTTCTCATAGAAATCATCTTCACTGCCTTCATATCCTGCGTTTTGAAATATTTTATACAGTTGAGTATCTCCTTTCAATCTCTCAGCAGGTTTGTAGTCCTCTTCTCTTGCAATATATTCAACACCTAATAAATACTGATCGGGTTTCTTTCTTCTCTCATTCAAGAATTTAATTTGTGCTCTTATATCTTCAGCTGAACCTGTTCTCAAAGTACTACTTATATATTCTTTTAAATCTTCTAGTGTTCCATCAAAATCCTCTAATCCTAGATCCTTTAGAGCAGCGTTCCAAGTTTCTGGCTGGTTAGGATCTAAACCTTTTAGCATGTCATCGGCAAATTCTTCTGGTTTTATAAAATTACCAAATATAGTCTTTGTGTTTTCTGACTGTGTCTCTAAAGCAGGTAAAATTTTGTCATATATAAGATTCTTTACTTTATCGTAGTTAACAAAATCTTCTGCTCCATCAAAAGGCTCGGGTTCACCGTTAGCATCTTTCATGTGTCGTCCTTTTACTTGATAATGTAAATGAGCAAATTGATCTTTTTCATTCAAATCCACTCCATATCTATATGCCTGTACTTTCCAAGTAGTGTTATAACCTAAACCTTCTATAGCTGCATCCGGATTATCTCTAGCTTGATCCCAGTCAGAGGCAACAGTGTCTTTCTGTCTTATGTATTTTTTATTTTCTTCACTTCCTTCACTAACAGTAGGATCAAAATAGAAATCAGAATCAAAACCTCTTTTACCTCCTGCAGCAAGAGAATCTTGTCTTATTTGGTCTAAAAAAGTTCTTGCTTTGCTATTACTTATGTTCTTCAGTGCATCAAGTAAACTCTCTGTTTGAAAGGGGTTTCGTTCTTCTTGTCTAACATCTAAATACTCCACAAATTCATTCATGGAGCGTGATTCATCAAATCTGGGCTGTAAATAATTTTCAATATAAGACTCTGCAAATTCCTTTTGTATAGTTTCATTAGCCTCTGCTTCTTCAATAGTAAAACCTAGATCCATATCTTGTTGATATTTTTCTTTAATCGCTGTATCAAACCAATTCTGCCAATTGTATACAACCTCGTTACTAACGCCTGTGACACCTTTAATCTGCTTCTCTAGGGATTCTGCATCAAAGCCTCCTTTCTTGCCTGTGAAGGGAAGGTAACCCCCTATGCCTGTATCATTAAGTAATGAGTCAGTTAAAGTTTTGTTTATATCAAATATCTCTCCAAAAGTACCAAATCCTTGAAGCATATCTAACTCTTGCTCTTTTAATTTCGCTTTCTTTAACTCATTTATTGTATCTGTAAGAACATTCTGATTTAAAGCTGCAAATTTCCTTGTATCAGACAGTCCCTGAACACCCATTTTCTTAGTGATAACATCTTCTAATTCTGTTATTCCTCCCCCAAAACCACTTTCTACATGATTGACAAACTTAAGTGCTTTATCCTCCTCTCTATCAGATAAACGAAACAACGCTACAAACTCATCTGCATTATTTACGTCTAAAAAATATTCCTTTCCAAGATTAATAAAGTGGTTATCCTCTCCTGCTGCATCTGCTTGTTTAGCTTCTTCCCAAAGAGAATTAATCTCCGGTATTTTTAAAAGTCTAGCCGTCTGATCATTGCCTATGCCCAATTGCATATCTCTTATAAAAGCTAAATCAGCGTCAGTTTGCTCTGCCCACTCCGCTTTACCTTTTTCATTCAGCGTGACTTCTGGTGCCTCTTCTGTATAATCTAGCGTCTTTTGTAATTTTTCAGCTTTATTTCCTCGTTTACCTTCCTCTTTACCCTGATGAGTGTAATGCCACCAGTAGTAATTTTCTTTTCCGTAACCCTCAGTTACATCTATATCATCATTATCTTCATATTCTTTATACTTATCTTTCACATTTTTATAAGTCTTTCCATAATAACCAGGATCGAACGTACCAAAATCAGGTTGAGTGCCTAAATTAGAATCCCATTTTTTTAATTTTTTATCTCTATAAAAAGCTTTATACTGTCCCTCTAGTCCATCAACAAACCCTTTTATTTCATCTTCAGACGCTCCTGCCTCTCTTAAGTAACCAGCAGATTCCTCTAAAGTAAAATCACGTCTACTGACATACTCTCCAGGGGAAGTAACATTAGAAGTGTTTACTATAGATTGATAAGCTTTGTTTTTGGCTTTGTTGGTTTTGTTTAGCTGTTTATTATCTTTATTTAGCTGATCGTTACCTTTGTTCATCTCGTCGTTTCGAGTGTTAAGGTCAGTATTAGGCGTAGTCCACTTATTTGTCCAACATCTCCTTCTCCAGAACGGTCCACTACATACTCTTTGCGAATGATGCTTTACATTATCTGTCTTGTAATCTGTCTTGTGATCTGTTTTATGATCCGTCTTTTCGTCGGAAACATCATAAAAACCATCTTTAGTAGGATTATAAGTTAATCCCATAACCAGTCCTCTTTAATATTATTATTTTCTCATACACTATTAGATATCATGCAGCCATAGAATCCTTATATGGATTATAGGTAGTTACAGTCATTATTTCAGATAGATCCTGTTGAGACCACTCTATCAATTTAACAAATTTTAAATCGTCAAAAAAGTCTTGCTGTTTATACCAATCCTCCATATTTTGGCTTCCTTTATTTGCATTGCAGCTTCTACAAGCAGGCACTAGATTATTTCGGTTACTGGAACCGGAGCGAAATCTTGGAACTATATGGTCGAGGGATGTTGCCGTTTCCCCACAATAGCCACATTTGTGGTGCCAAGCTTCGTAAATTGATTGTCGATATCGTTTTTTCGCTAGTCGGGGAGTGAGTTCGTAGAGCAGGGATAAAGGTTCCTGTTCATTTCTAAACATACTCCATGTTGCAGTTATCTTATTTTAAATCGTCCTATA